GACGAACTCTTATTAAGAGGTGTGAAGAAGGGTCAAATCCCTGCTCGCACACAAAACGCACGAGAGTGGTATCGTGATGCCGCTAGGCGTACAGGTGCGCTTCAACCAGCAAAACTTGTAAAGTCTGATCCAGAGCGTGGTCGTTCACAGATTCGTGTGGGCGATATGTATCTGTATCAGTACGATCCAAAGTATAAGAAAACACTGCCTTACTATGATAGATTTCCTCTCGTGTTTCCTTTTAAGAAAGTTCCTAAAGGTTGGCTTGGTATCAACATGCACTATCTACCGCTACCTCTTCGTGCAAAGTTGATGGACAATCTATACGATCTATCATCAAATAGAAAATACGACGAGAATACAAGATTGCGTTTAAACTATGAAGTATTGAACGGTGCAGCAAAGTTTAGACTATTCAAGCCTACGATACATCGTTATTTGATTAGTCAAGTTGAATCTAGAATGATTTACATAAACCCATCTGAATGGGACATTGCGTTGTTTCTACCTCTTGAGAGATTTTATGAAAACAAAGGCCGTATCAAAAAAGGTCAAGTCTACAAAGACTCCAGACAAATGATTAGAGGAAGCTAATAATGGCATTTAATGTAGCAGATTTCAGAGCGCAAATATCGAACTCTAAGTTTGGTGGTCTTGCGCTTGCAAATAAGTTCATTGTACGAATTACGCCACCTTCTAAAATATTTGCTGGTGATGGCGATTCCTTTCCTACAATGGAACAGTTGACTTTCTTCTGTAGTACATCAAATTTACCGGGAAAGACTATCAACACGTTTGATCATAAACCATACGCATTTGGCCAAGTAAACAAGATGCCAATATCTCGTACAAACGATTCATTAACAACAAGTTTCTTTGGTGATTCAAACTATCTGATAATGGGCTTCTTTCAGCGATGGCTAAACTACATCGTACAAGATGGTGGTGAAGTTTTTGACGGTAGAGGTTATAGAGAAATTGGATATAAAGAACACTATGCTTGTACGATAGAAATTATTGGATACGATTACGATAGTTCCGAAAAAGTTGTATATACGTTATATGAAGCATATCCAACACAGATTGGCGCAGTTCAAATGGGATGGGAGCAAAACGATACTTTGATTCAGATTCCTATTGAGTTTACATATGATGATATGTCGATTGATAGATCATCAGTAAACGGTTCTGATTTTACGAAGACAAGAACACCAGTAGGACTATTCACTCGAATTGCACAAGCAGCGTCTATTGCTGGCGTAATAAATACAATTAACAGACCTCGAAATATACAAGATTTGATTAATCAAGGAACAACAATCCGAACTCTAGGAAGAGGACTCGGAGTATTTTAATGGAGTGATTTAAACTATGGCATTACCTAAAATTGACACGCCCGTCTTTACATTGAAACTACCATCATCTGACGGTAAAAAGAACATCAAGTTTAGGCCATTTACTGTCAAAGAAGAAAAAATTCTGTTGATGGCAGCGCAAGGCGAAGTTGAAGATGAAACTTTAGATTCGATCAAGCAGGTTATTAACAACTGCTTACACACAAATATTAATATTGACGAACTACCAACATATGACATTGAATATATCTTTGTTAATTTGAGGGCCAAATCTGTCAATAATTTAATTCAACTAACATTAACTGATGATGTTGATCAGCAAACATATGATGTTTCTATTAATATTGATGATGTTGAAGTTGTCTTTGATGAGGAACATATTTATATCATTGAGTTGAATGATAACATTTCAATTATGTTAAAAGACCCAAACTACGACGTGATACAAAAGATATCATCTTATAAGCAAGATGACGAAGGTATGATGGAAATGGTTATCTCTAGTATTGATAAAGTGTTAGTAGGCGATGACGAAGTTCTATTAATGAAAGACCATACGAGAAAAGAACAAGAAGAATTTGTAAATTCTTTATCTTCTCAGAACATGCGTGAGATTGAAAAATTCTTGACTACCATTCCAAAACTCATTCATACAGTTGAATACACAAGGGAAGATGGTACGAAGGTTGAAAAGATTATCGAAGGGATGCAAAGTTTTTTTACTTAATGATGATCCATAATAATATCTCTAATTATTATAAGGTCATCTTTTCCTTAGTCCAACATCATAAATATTCTATAACCGAAATTGAAAATTTGATACCATTCGAACGTGACTTATATGTTGAAATGCTTATTGATCATATTGAAGAACAAAATGCAAAACAACAAGGATAACGTCAAGTGTCTGAAGAAGAAACTAACACCGTCACCATTGACGCATCTGCTTTGCCTGGTGCTGATGCGAATGGTGACGGTCATGTCTCACAAGAAGAGATGGATATGTACCTTGAGTTCAAGCGTAAAGAGTTAGAAGACGCTGATGCTCGTAGAGATGCGATGAGGCAGATGACTTGGTTTGCTTTGTTTGGAATGCTTCTGTATCCGTTTAGTATCTTCTTCACTTCGTTATTTGGTGTAGACAAAGCAGCAGTGATTATTGGTAACATTGCACCAACATACTTTGTAGCAATTTCTGCTCTTGTTGCTGCATACTTTGGTGCGAATGCATACAGTGATAAGAAGGGTAGTAAACCACCTAGTAAACCATCAACACCTGTTAAGAAATAACTTACTTTAAACATCATTAGCGATAAAGCTATTATACAGTGTTTGAAGAAAAAGTCAATAGGAAAATAGAAGAAAATGGCTGAAGCAACATTAAATGACGTAATCACAAGAATGAAAGAAGAGGGGCTGCTGACTCGTAATTCGGGCACCAACTCTCTGAAATCTGCTATTAGTGAAATAAAAGGTGTTCGTTCAGACTTTAAGGGTTTCTTCAACAACTTTGGCAGTGCGCTTCAAAATTTAGGTAGCACTCAAAAAGAATTTAGTGATATGATGAAATCTAATTTTGAAAAACAACAAGAAGCATTGGCTAGTCAGCAAAGAAATGATGCATTAGCAGATAAACCAAAACCTACCAAAACAGATGATAATAAAGGAGCCATATCTAAAATATTAGAATCAATTAAGAAAATGATTCCTAAAAAGAGTCCTGGTTTGATTGGTTTATTGTTTGGTGGATTGGCTGCTGCTTTTCTACTTTTCCCAGAATGGATAAAAAGTAATCTTATACTTCCACTTGTAGATGTTATTAGTGTACTTCAAGACAAAGATGCAAAGACGACACTGGGAGCGGGTATTAAACATTTAAAAAACCTTTTTGGATTTATCAATGATAACTTTGGTCCAGAAACTGCTTGGATTTTAGGCATTACCAGCGCTCTCGCAGTACTAAATCCTATTACATCGTTTAAGATTGCAAAAGCTACTATTAGTGGATTGAGTAGTCTTGTAAGTTGGGCAGTAAACTCTGACAAGAATCTCCGTAATTTTAAAGGGGTTTCGACAGCAGCAGACGCCGCTCTAAACGCTGGCGGCGGTGGCCCGCCTAATAGACCTAAAAGGTTAGGTCCACTAGCTCGGCTTAGCTCTGCTATTTCTAATTTTGGCAAAAATATAGCGACTAAAGCTACAGCAATTGCTGGAAGTTCCAAAGATATTATAAAAAATCTTGGGTCAATGGTTGGCAAAGCCGCAGGTAAAACTGGTGGTGGTCTATTAAGATTAGGGGCAACTTTATTACGATTTGGACCAGCAGGGGCGGTTGGATTAGCCATTGCTGGTATGGCTGTTGCGGCTGATAAATTGCGAGATATGAATATTGATAGCACTGTCAAAGATATAAGTGATAAAAATGCCGCACTTAAAGCAGCTATAGAAAGTGGTAATGAACCATTAGTAAAGACACTTACTGCTGAACTCGCAAGAGATTTGAAAAGATTGCAAGACACTACTATAGGTAATGTAGCCAGCGTACAAGAGCAAATTAAAATTGCTCAAAATACGTTAGCTGAAGAAGCAACAAAGAATTTGGCTAATTCGCTGGCTAAACTGCAAGAGAAGTCGTTACGCAATGCTGACGGATCAGTAGCAGAAGGCGCTGCTGAAGCACTCCGCGCTATAAAAAAAGCGCTCAATAAGCAAGTCCAGGAATTATTGGTAGGCAATAAAGCCCGCACGACAGACCAAATAAAAGAAAAAGAAGACAAAACACTTACCTTTTTAAATAATTTGCGTAAAGATTTAAATGATAATAAAATCTCACCGGAAGATCAGAAAGAAGTAATATCTAAGGCTGTAGAACAAATTCTTGCAGTCGGTGCCGATAAGGGTGGTATAGCACGGGGCAGCACATTGGCTAGCGAATTATTGAGCGTTCAAGATACCAATCAAACTTTGGAACAAATGTTTAAAACTCTTGACAGACTGTCAAAGAAAAACAATCTAAACTTTGAAATACAGGGTAAAATTAATAAACAAGCCGATGTTCTTGCTAACTCTGGCAACCCTTCATCTCAAACTTCACCTGTCGTACCCATTGTTGCCCCAACAACCAATAATACTGATAACACAAGAGTAGTTAATAATTATCATTTCTATAAGGAGGGAAGTATTGATACCTTTGGTAAATACTCTGGAATGAGATTACCCGTTGGTTTCTAAACAAAAAAAAGGGGAGCTAAAAAGCTCCCCTTTCTCTTAGTCTTCAGCCAACTTCTTGAAGAACGATAAACTATCATCATCCTCATCATCATTGGTCATTGCCCACGACGGCGATGAATCTTCAGTCTTGCGTTCAGGAGCAGATGCTTCCTTGAACTGAGGCTTGAAGTCCATCACCGCCGGCTCGTCTTCCTGGGCGGTCGTTTTGGGTGCGTGTGAACCGCCATCAAGAGCGAGTACCCGATAGAGTTTAGTCTTCAGGTCAGTGTAGCTCTTGAAGTTCTTAGGATCGACGAGTTCTTGTAGGGAGTGCTGCGACTTCCAGATACGTTCCAACTCATCATCATCAGTATGAAGAGGAGTAGCAGAAGCAAAATCGGAACGGTCATAGTTACGATATCCTTCTACATTACGAATCTTGAGATTGAAGTTTGCACCTTCCCAAAAGTCAAAAGGATTCACTGGAGTTTCATCTTCAAACTGAGGATTCATTGCTTCGTTCAGTTTGTCGAAAATCTTCTTACCATACTGAAAGAGAAAGACCTTGCCTTCGTTCTCAGGTTTAGCGGAATCCTTTACGATATAAACGTTAGAGTAATATTTCAGACGGCGCTTCTGCTTGCGAGCAATCTCCTTATCAGAGTCAACACCAGAGTTCCAAAGCGTAGAGTTGTACTCAGACACTGGATCATCTTGACCGATTGATGTGAGAGAGTTCTCAATATACCAACCACCTGGACCTTGAAAGCCGTGGTCCCAGAGACGAACGAAGGGCATATCTTCTCCGTCAGGTGCTGGTAGGAAGCGTAGTACAGCATAGCCATTACCAGCCTTATCGACCTGTGGCTTCCAGATACGGTCATCACCGTATGTCTGCTTTGCTTGGTTGCCGTTCAACTTCTGAAGTTGAGCGTTTAGCTTATCAAAAGAGTTCTTTTGAGTCTTCAAGTTTGCGAATGCGTTCATTTGTATTTTCCTTGTATGTACAATTTATCCAAAACGGTCAAGTAATGTTTGCTTCATTGCTGACCTATCATATTGTAGAAACGGTTTATATTTACTACTCTTAGAGTATACAACCTCCCAGAT